AACATCTTCTTTCATCTGTGTTACGTCAGCCCCTTGCGTTTTTAACGCTGTTACCTCGCTCATAAGCTGAATAAGTTCAGCTTTAGTGCAAGAATCGTTTTTCATTGCGTCGATTTTCTCGCCCAATGCTTTTATTACTTCTTCCATTTCGTTAGAATTTGTTTAATAAATCTTTTAATAATTGTTCGCTTTTTTGAGTGGATGTGTCCGGCTCTTCTTTATTATCTTCAAGTGATTTCTCGGCTTGTTTATTTTCTAAAACTCCTGTAGCCCAGTTGCTACCGAACACTACAAGACTTGATTCTTTTACGTTTTTAGCTTCTTTTATTCCGAAATAATACGGAATATATTCAAAATCTTCTTTATTCGCTATCGTATCATAGTAATCATCGTAATTCTTTTTAGCAGCTGCATCTTCTGGGTTTAAACTATCCATAGCAAAAAACAATGTAACGTACTGCATTCTGACACTACCTTCAATATCATCGCCACTTTCTAACCATTCCTTAGCTTTTTGATGAATTATTTTATCTTTAGGAACTTTATATATCAAAGCCTGTGTGTCTCCTTTATATGGTTTCCCTAGCAAAGAAAATGGTATTTTAGCGACAAAAATTTCAACGTATTCTTTTTTAACTATTACATCAGATATTTTTAATTCGTGATCTGCAACTAAATAGTTTTTAAATTGTTGTTCTTTAATTGTCTTGTTCCAAATGCCGTCAATATGTAAATCATCGTGAGAATCTAAAATTCGGGTTGTGTTTACTGCGATATAATAGTAATCATCGTCAATTTTAATCCCTTTTAATTGGTCTGAAAACTTCATCAAATCTAATGATTTACAAGTTACAGACAAGCCTTTCTCACAAGATTTTTGAATCTGCGCTTTTTTTAATGCCATAATATCATCGGCATTTTCTCGAAGGTCTTTAAACAATTCTTCTTTTGTAGAATATGTTTTATCAGGAAAGTAAATTGATTTCATCATTTCTTAATCTCTTTTTGATCTTGTAATTGCTTTGTTTTTTTAGCTAATTTTTCCTCAGCTTCTTTCTTAATTCTTTCTTGAATCTCGTTATTACTTAATTTAGTACTCATAAGTTAAAAGTTAAGATTAATGAATCAGTCATTTTTTTAGCTTCAGCAGGCGTAATAGTTCCGTTTTCAATACCTATTTTAATTGTCTCCTGCATCGCTTTTAAGGTATCTATCTTTTCGTTTACTATTCCAGCCATAACAGGCAAATGAGCATAAGAAGCTATTAGTTTCTCTCCTTTGTCAATCAATCCCCATTGTGCGTTGAAAGAGTTCATTCGTTTATCTGCATCCGGTTGAACCATGTTTTGAACATAGTTTTGCATTGCCTTCTCTTCATTGTCGTAAGTGCTTGCGCCATTGGAAAAGTAATTTAAAACGTCTCTGCTCATTCCAAACGCTAAAACACAAGTCAACGCATCAGAACTAAATTGCTCGTCCAAATACAAGCGTTTCATGTCTGAAACTAAATGAGTTGCGTTTATATTGGCATTAGTTATAAGAACATCTTTACGGCTGATTTTATCGAAAATGTCTTTTCTATCAGCGTCTTGTATCTGTGCCTCGTTCCCTGTTGATTTATTAGCAACAAGGTACTTTTGAGTCATTTTAAGATTAGTGTTCTTTGCTTTTGTGTTCTCGTCGATATTGCAAAGTACTTTTTCAATTCCTTTAATTCTGCTTGGAGACCTCATGAAAGAATCACACGTTAAACCGTTTGCAAGATCGTAAGAAGCAATTAAATCATCAATCTTAAAGTTATGCTCCTGACCGTCTAAAGTGTATTTTATTGTTTGCTCTCCAAATGCTTTAAAATCAGCTTTAGTAGTGATAAACTTTTTTAATTTATTCGTTTTTATATAATCTGTACTTTGTGGAATTAGATTATACAATGCTTTTACTTCTGACAATGCTTTTACCTGGTATGTTAGGCAAGTCCCGTCAACCGATTTAAACCACATTTCCTGGAACAAAAAATCTTCCTGAGATTGAAAGTAATTAGGTTGCTTCAAAAGCTTAATATAAGGGCTGTTTTTTACTTCTTTTCCTTGTGAATCTACATGAATAATCTTCATTTGAGAGTAAACAGAGCATCTTAAAGCAAGAATAGCTAATAAAACAGGGTTTTCCAATGACCATTCAAGATAGTTTTTGTTAGGCTGAAACCCGTCATTTCGCATAAAAGTATAGGTAAATACTCCGTTACGGTCTCTTTCTACCGCAAAACGTCTACCAAGAAAATTAAATGATCCCATAATTTTACACAATATTAAAGCAAATATAGTAAAAAATATTTATATCGACAATCTTCGTGTTTTTACGTACCAGACTATCACATATTTTGAAGCGTCCAAAAGGTGGTCGTTCTGATTATCTTCCGGCACATCCATTTGAATACCCTGCCAAATCTTCCAAGAGTAATCATTATATTCATCCTCTAAATCCTCTGATTCTATAGTATATCTAATTTGAGCCTTTTGGATTGTTTCGATTCCTGCCGAAATACTACCGCTCCCTTTTTGCGCAAAAATTACATTGTAACCGGCATTACGTAGTTTAACACCCTCGTTTTTGTTTATCTCGTTTCCGCTATCACAAATAATTTCTTTTTGTTTGGATATTCCTAATCTCTCAAATTCTTCTGATAAACTGCCTTCAATTTTATTTAAAGGACAATACATTCTTTGCTTAAGAAAAAATGTTCTATCTCCGTCGAATTTCATCTCAACTAATGCGGAAGGTGCAGAAAGCCCAAAATCTAATCCGAAATAACTAGGATAAGGCAAATCTTCAAATTCCCTATCGCTTATTGTTTTCCAATTAAAGAATATTTTATTTGGTTTCTCTGCTCTTTTACCTAGAGCGTAAACATCATGCATGTATCTGTTTGCTGTTCTGTTTGCAACGTTAATCGGATTGTCCGGATCATATGATAGAATCTTTAGTTTTTGACCTACAGGGCAAAATGGATTATCTTTAAAAGTAGAATGAATTACTTTACATCTTGGATGCTTGTCTAATTGTTCTGCCCAATGCTTGCCAGTTGGATTAATGTCAATTATTATTTGCTCGGCTCTCATATCGATTTGATCGAATGTTTCTTTAGTCATTTTATATGGCTCATTCAGCCATGCTTTGTCCTGAGTAACTCCGTGAGCGTTGGTTGTGTCGTCTCCATGCGGTTCAATAACAGATCCGTTTGGCAAGAAAATAGGAACTGTGTTACGAGGGAATTTATAAGAACGCCCAGATAAAGGAAATATCTTTTTAAAATCCTTCCAAACCGAGTTTCCTAAACTCTCACGGGTATCACGCCAAACAGTAATCCTTGTGTTATCGGTTTGTTCGCAGTCTCTTAAAATTGCTTCCTCAATGCTCCATGATTTAGAGCTTCTGGAACTGCCAACGTGTTTAATGTATTTGTATCTAAAAATAGAGTATTGCCCTTCTTCATAGAAGTAAAAGAAGTTTTCAGGCAATTCATAAAGAAAGAATCCTTTTTGTATAGGGTACAGTTTTTTTGTAGTTTCTATTTCACTAACGAAAATGCATTTATCGCCTTTATCCTCATATAAAAAAAGCTTGTCGTTAACTTTTTCGACAAGCTTAATTCTTAATGAAGAAAAGTAATCATGTTTTACAAAAACTTCTGTTACTCCATAATCCATTTACTCTGGTTGTAATTCGTTCTTTAAATCTTCGTAGCTTTTGCCATCTGCTAAAACGATTGGAATTGATTTAGCGTCAATATTTATCTGCTCTATAATCTCTTTAGGCTTACCAAAAACGTGTTCCGCAATAAACATACATCCACGCTCAAAAGAAAACAACTCTTTAGCCAATTCAATCCTTGCCTCATCATCAGTTTCAACATTCTTAACTTCTTTTATCATAGTTAAAAAAATATGATTTGTTTTTTCTTCGTCTGCCTTTGGTTTTCTTCCGGCTCCTGGTCTTGCTCCCCCTCTACCGTCTACGTCTGAATTTTTTTCCATTATTGAAAAAAGTATTGATTATTCAATTGACCAAAATTAAACATTTAAATCGTAAAAAGCAAAAACACGCTTTCCCATGAAAAAGTAATACTTTTATAGCTGTTAGCGAATAGTTAGCAATCATTGTTACTAATACTTTTCATAAGACATTACTCGTAACTTTTTATATACATAGTTTTGAAAAGCCTTCCATTT